TTCACAAATATAGTTTGACAGAGATAGAAAATATGATACCGTGGGAGAGGGAAGTGTACGTTAAATTGTTGTTGAACCATATAGAGGAAGAGAAGGAAAAGCAAAATAATGGCTGATCTAGCAATGGCCATACCTGAAATGATGTCTGGTGCACCAGAGAATGCAGCAGGAGCAGATGATGGCATTGTTACAGAAAAAACATTCGTCAAGTTTTCGACTGAATATCTAAGGCTGAATAAGAAGATAATAGATAATAAACAGCGAGTTGAAAGAGTTCGCGAACGCATCGATATAATGATGGCGCGCAGAAATCGTAGGGTGGGTGCGCCAGAAAAAGCTGTAGATGATGAGGAAAAAGAAGAGGAAGAAAAGTCTAATATATTTGGTGATATCCTCAAAAAGTTATTAGATTTGGCAAAAACATTAATAAAATCATTTGTATTCTTCGTGAAGAAACTTGTGAAAGGTCTCTTCAAATTTTTGGGCAAGATCTTCCTTGCGAAAAAGATGATCCCCATTATCAAAAAGGTATTCAACGGATTGCTCGGTAAGAAACTGAAGCTGTTCAAGGCATTAGGCTTGGGTGCTGTATTCGGTGGTCTATTATCTTTATTTTCGGACAGCGGATCGGAGGCTAAAGAGCCACCAGATTTCGTGGGAGATGGTGACGATACTGAAGCACCAGTGGTTGCGGTTGAAGAGGAAGAAGTCTTTGTTGATCTAGAGGAGGCAGATTTTACCGATGATGATACAATCGCACCTCCAGTAGAACCACCTCCTGCACCAGTGGTTGCTCCTGTTCCGAAACCAAAACCGAAACCACCACCACCTCCTGCTTTCAAACGGATTGAGCCATCACGCCCTGCGGCTGCTGCACCTAAAGGTGATGTACCACCTCCTGCTTTCAAACGGATTGAGCCATCACGACCTGCAGCTGCTGCGCCTAAACGTCCGGCGGCTGCTGCACCTAAACCTGTTGGTGTTCCTCCTCAAGTATCAGCTCCTGCAAAACCACAGCGAGTTCCGGAAGCAGTTGCTAAGAAACAGCCAGGAACTCCTGTAAAGAAAGATGCTCTCGATCGTGAATTTGAATCTGGAGATGCTCGAGCAAAAAAAATCAATGATTTGATATTAAAAGAAAATCAATTAAATGATAAGATCAAGGAAATAACATTTAAAACTCTTCCTGCAGCAAATGCCGCTGCTGATAAAAAATTTCCGGATGGGTATCAAACAATGGAAGCAGGCGCAGAGGCATATGCGCCAGAGGTTGCTAAACTAGAACAGCTCTTGAGTAAATTAAAAGAAGAAGAAAGACAAGTATCTGCTCAGGTAGCAGAGTTGTATAATCAAAAAAGAAAAGCTGATGAAGGCGACTTTGAAATTAGTGATAAAGAATTCGAAATGGGTGATGGCGCGAAAACCACAACCACAGTTAAAAAACAAGAAAAAGTTGTTCAAACCAAAACAGAAACACAAACTGGCGGTGGTTCTACTGTAAGAACATCAGCACAAAAAGCCGATACAGAAAAGACTAAAGAACTCAGAGCCGAATTGAAAAAAGTAAAAGCCGAAAGAAAGTCAATTCTAAAACAATTAAGAGCACAAGGTATGGGATTTGGCAAGGCTATCAAAGACCCTAGATTCCTAGAACTTAAAGCACGACAGGAAGAGCTGGTAGATTTGGTAGAAAAAAGTCGTGCAGTAGTTTCGGCTGGTTCCGTTACTCGAACTCCTGGAAAAAATATTCGCAAAACATCAACGAAAGTCATAGTCAAACCTGTAGTTGTCAAAACAGAAACGAGAGTGAGGCAGTAGGAAATGGCATCATTGGGTGGTATATTGAAAGGCACTGTTGGTGCAGCATATCGAGGAACTAAAACAGTTGCTGGTGGAGTTGGAGCATTGGCTATGTCCAGCAATCCTGATGCTTTAGCTGCAGGATTTATGACAGCACAAGCGTCGCGTGCAGTTGGTGCAGTAAAATCAGGGGTTGTCGGTGGTGTGAAAGGTGCATTCAATAAAGCATTCGGCGGTGGCTCCGGAGGAAGTGGAGCAAC